AATAATACACCAGAGACCAGCCACTGGCTGCCAACGCGCGAAGCTCGATACTTGCCCCTGAACCATGATAGCATTCCTAAAAATTTAACAATTCGTTTTAGCTCGCATAAGATTGATCAACCACCCGTGAAGAGCTGGCCCTGGGCCAGTACGGTCTACAGTCACGACGCGCCCATTTACGGCGCCACTAGTTTAAAATGTCCAGCCCTGAATCAAGGCAACAGCTGCAAGACCTGCCGCGCTTGCTGGGATAGAAAAATTTCAAATGTCACGTATCCTAAACACTGAACCACGAACCCTGGACCAGGACCCTCAGGCCCCAAGCTTCAAGCCCCAAGCCCATCAAGGTACAAGCCACAAGCATCAAGCCCCAAGCTACAAGCCTCAAGCTTAAAGCCGCAAGCCGCAAGCTCCCTGATCCGTGAACCACGGAAAAGTTTCACGAGCCTCGGACCAAGGGCCTCGGCTATGATAAATGTATTTTTAGGATGAGCAACATGCCACGCAATTTGATGTGGCGAAAATTTGAGTTTGTTAGCTTTCGTTATTTTTAACTCAACAGTGAAAAAGTGGCCATGACTGTTGTAGCCCAAGCAATCAGGCATACCAGGAATACTAAGATTTTCAATCCTATTCCAAATAATTCGAGGGGTTTTTGCTTTAAGTTTTTTATATAATTTAGCTTCTGGACCCATTTGTTTTTAGGGTTAACGTCAGTAGTCATCCTTCAGCTTCGTTGGCATAATAAGTGGGGATTCTTTTTGAGTTTTCATAACTAATCTATGAGCAGTATGACCAGAATGACCTATGATAGGAACCGAATGTTCATGCACTTCCATTCTTTTAATTTCGTGAAGGAAACCATTCATCTCAACCATGATGACTGCATTTGAAATAGCATTTCCCTGACGGGTGCCTGTTGCATTTGCTTCAGTAAATTTAGATAAAAATTGTTGGAGATCTCTAACTCTCATTACATTCCTGACTTTCGCATAGTATTTATTTTATCGTCTATTTGTTGAGCCAATTTAGTATTGTCAGATTTAACTTCAAACAATTCATCTTCTAACTCAGCAATTCTTTCACGCAATCTTCCATTTAATTTCTGGTGAGATTCATTGATCTCAAGAAGTTCAGATAATCTTTTAAAAAGCTCATCAACTTCCTTGCGTAATTGATCTTCTCTAGATTCTACATGTCCATTTTCTTTCGACATTATCTTGACTTTTTAACAGTGTTAACTTAAATTGTCAAGTATGGGTGTACCAAAAAGATTAACAGAGATGCAAAAGAGATTTGCCGAGTTCGTAGTATTCGGTGGACCTGAAGGACCTATGACTCAAGGTGAAGCAGCCATCGCTGCTGGATACGCAAAGAATAGTGCTAGAGTTGAAGGATCACAACTATTGAATCCTAGATATAGTCCTTTGGTTGTTCAGTATGTTGGTAGGCTTAAAGAGGAAAGATTAGAAAAGCACAAAATTACTTATGATACTCACTTGGCTGAATTGGCTCGACTTCGTGAGGCGGCTCTAAAGAAGAACAGTTTCTCGGCAGCTGTAAACGCAGAAACAAATCGCGGCAAAGCAGGAGGCCTATACATAGAACGAAAAATAATAAAGCATGGGAAATTAGAAGACATGTCAGAACAAGAATTAGAAGCCAAGATGAAACAAATTTTAGACGATTACGCACCGATTTTAAATGTTACCTCCAGTGAACAACAGCCCAAGCTAGAAAAAACACCAGAGCCAGAAAAAAAAGAAAAGGAATTACCGAAGACATCTACCCATACTGATACAGAAGATGTAAAGAAAGAACCACAATAACACCCGTCATAAAAATAATATATAATTTATCAGGATTCCACATTGGGTTTGAAGAACTCCTTCTCTCCAACTATTTTATTCTTCTCTAACATATCAAAGTAAGGTGACTTAAGATCTTTAAAAGCTTCTTCCCACGTACCTCTTGTTGCAGCTTTAGAATATTCAGTAGATCGACCTTCAAAGAAATTCATATGCTCGACTGCATTTAGTATTGAATCTAACCAAAGCAAAGGATTCTTGCTAACATTATAAAACTTACTTAAACCTAATTGCTCTAATCTTCGATTGGCAATCCATCTAATATATTGCTTAACATCTTTAGCTTTTAAATTCTCTAACGGACCTTGCTCAAAAGATAGATCAATCATCGCATCTTCCTGGGCAACAGCAATCCTGCACGCCTCATAAATTTCATTCTGTAATCGAGATGTCCAAATCTCTGGGTTCTCTTTTATAAACTCTCTAAATAACCTAATCATTGAACTACAATGAAGTGTTTCGTCTCGCACTGACCAGGTAATAATCTGACCCATTCCTTTCATCTTATTATGTCGTGGAAAATTAAGTAAGATTGCAAAGCTCGCAAACAACTGCACACCTTCGGTGAAAGCACTACAGATTGCTACGGTCTTGGCAATATTATGTAAAGTATCTGACTTACATCCCTGTAAGTAATCATACTTGTCTCGCATAGCTTTAATCTTTAAAAATTCTGAGTATTCTGTTTCAGGTAATCCCACCGTATCTAATAGATGGGCATAAGCCGCCATATGTACTGTCTCCATGGCAGAAAAGGCAGAAAGCATCATCTTAACTTCTGTTGGTTTAAAGACATTCATGCAATGACCCATGTAGTAGTTATTCACTTCTACATCAGCTTGCGTAAAGAATCGAAAGACCTGCGTAAGTAGGTTCTTTTCTCCAGGCGTTATATTCTTTTGCCAATCAATCACATCATCAGACATGGGCACTTCTTCAGGTAGCCAGTGTATACGCTGCTGGGTCAACCAGGCATCATAACACCACGGGTATCTAAAAGGTTTGTAAACAGGGTTGCCTGAGAGTAAACCTTTTTGTTTCCTGGTATCTATAATCTTTTCAGAAACCATACCTGATTCATTCCTTTCTTTTGTTAATTTATAGCGTTCTTCTCTTTTCATAGTCTACCTCGGTTCCACATTCCTTTTCTCTAACTTTAAAATACACCCAACAGGGAAAATATTCCTGTCGGAATAAGCCTCGTCCTTCTCATCATAACTAGCAAATGTCCAAATGAACTTCTTTGTTCTTTTATAAATATACGCAAAAGATATCATCTTCGAACACTCAAACTTATCAAACTCATCAGCCGTAGCATGACCTCCATCCGCGGTGATGTCAAGCCAAGAGATCTTATAGAAATAGAATCTCTTCTTATTGATTTTGACATGTTGATATTTTGATTTTTTCCTTCTCATATATTTCTTATATAGTACTAAAACTCACAAAACTAGTCAGGCAAACCTCTTTTTGCATGCGCGCACCCCATACAACAACGTTTTATACATTTTACATATTTGTAAAACGTCGTACATTTAGCTAGTAATACCAACATAAATCGTTCATTTTGACGTTTTACGTTATTCGTAGAGTTTTTTTTTAAAAAACTTTTTTCATGAGTTTTACTACTATATATGAGATGTATTGCCTTATTTTGGACAAGATTCGGCCACATTTCAAACACCTTTGTAGTACTCATCGAGCCTTTTCAGGAATTTATGTTTCCACTGCCTTAAAACTACGTCTTGGAACTTGAATTCTTGCATATATAGGTCAGGAGTACATACCATTATTACACCTTGTCTAATACTGCTGCCATAAATAAAGTCATGGGCCATGGCATATGCTGCGATTTGCAACTTATAATCATCAATCCACTCTTCTCTTTTAGGCCTATTTGCCTGTTTAAAGTCCACGATCGTCTCCATATCGTTATGAATACAGACCAGGTCCGTGGTCCCTGCATAAAGGCCAGGGTAGTACAAAGTCACTTCGGACCCATAATACTCCTCAATGGGCGTCAGACCCCTCTCAATGATCTTATGAGCCATGGGCCGTGCTTCGTGGCCTATGGGCGTTAGATCCTCGTATCCTTTCCCGAGAATAAAAGCTTCAATAAACTTGTGCATGGCCGTCCCACGCTTGGACGCATGGTTCTTGATTCGATCAGCCTCCACCTTGCCTGTCCTTTCAATCCACTTCTTCAGATATCCCTGGTCCTTGGTCCGTGATAAAACAGACGTGACGCTGGGTAATTGCACCCCCTTCACGTCATATGTTCTATTTCCTTGGTCATCGGACCTCGGAACACGGATATACTGATATCGATCGTTCTTTTTCATGAGAACTATCTTCTCTTCTTTTTATTTTTTTTCTTTTTCTTATCTTTTTTCTTATTTTTTTTCTTTTTCTTAGCCATGTTTACCTCCTTTAAAATTATATAGCGTTCATATTAATAAATCGTTCCTCATACAATCTTATCTGTATTTTACAGT